GAGGAAACAAACAAAGTTGATAAATTAATTGCTGACTCTTACAAAGACAATGAAAATGGACCACAAGGATTTTTAACTCTTTCAAGTGAAACAGGAAAAAACTCTAATCCTTCAGATGCTTCTAGTTTTTATGATCAAGGTGTTGATAAGTTATATAATTTTATGTCTAACTCTAAAGGTCAAAACTTATCTCGTTTCGGTAAACAAATTTTTAAATCCAAGTTTTATGCTTCAGCGTCACAATTAAAATCAAACTCATTATTAGAATCAAGAAAATTACAATTTAAAGAATCTTCAGATATTGATAGTGATTTTATTACACAAAAAACTCTTGCTCTTTCTCAAAAAGCAGGTGGGTCAGGACTAACAGAATTATATGATGTAATAGATGAAAGATTAGATTCTAATCCTTTTTATAATGAAAAACCACAATTAAAAAAAGAAGTTAAATTAAAATATCAACAATTTTCAGCTATAGCAACTGCAAACAGAATGTTAGTAACTGAACCAGCTTTACTTAAAAGTCAATTAAAAGAAGGTAAATATAACGTATTAGAATCAAAAGATATTTTAGAACTTTCACAAAAAGCTGATGTAGCAATTAAAGATCAAAAATTCCAAGCATTAACTAATACTATTTCATTAGTAGGTGTTGGTGATATTCCTCCAAGTGCATTAAAAGACATTACAAAACAAACTATAAATGGAAAATTTGCAGGTGATGAGAATTTACAAAATATTTATAATTCATTAACAAGTACAGAAAGAAGAGAGTTTAGATCTTTTGCTGCAAAAAAAGCTAGAGAAAAAAGAAATGAATTATTATTTGAAATTCAAGCACAAGATGCTGCTCAAAAATTAGATGAAAATACACTTTATAATGATGTTATGGAAGAAGTAAAACCCGAAACTGGTTTTAATCAAAAACAAATAAATGAATTTTTTTCAGGAAACTCTATTGCACTAGATCAATTTACCAATTTAAATACTAAAATACAGGATAATAATACAAATAAAATAGTTGCTATGTCTGATGCAGATTTAAATAGAAATATAGTTGGACTTATAGCAACAGATAAAATTAATAGAGTTACAGATAAATTTACTTTACCAGGAGAAACAGAAGCACTTTCTATAGTTGAAAGATTTAATCAAGGAACAGATGTTGATGATATTAGATTTTATGCAAATATAATTAAAGATCAAAGCACTAATCCAAAATTATTTGAAAAACAATTTTCACCTTTTTATTCTTTTTTAGAGCAAACAAGAAATTTAATTGCATCTGATTCTGTAAGATTAATTGATACTGTTACATATAATAAATCATTAAATGTTTTTAAAAGAGATATGTATGATAGATACCAAGAAGGTATAGCAAAAGGATTAAAACCTATTGAGTTAATAGACCCTACTAATAAAAATTATATTGCTAAAGATTATTTAAGTTACACAGTTGATAAAAATGAAATTTTTAAAAGCATGATGGATAAAGTAAAAAAAGAAAAAAATATACCTCAAAGATTACCTGGTGAAACATTTTCAGATTATAAAAAAAGAACTAATCAATAATGAGTGAAATACAAAACGATATTCAATTAATGAAAGATGCTGGATTTAATCCAGCTGAAATTGAAAATTATAAACAAGAACAAATAACAATAATGCAAAATGCTGGTTTTGATGATAACGAAATACTAGGAGAGTTTGGTGTACAACCTATTGATACTTCTGCTTTTGAAACAGTATACGATTCTTATATAGGTTTAAATGAAGGAAGTTTAAAAGATGTTTATGCAACAATAAAAGAAGCTGAAGAAAAAGATGATAGATCTCTTTATGAAAAAGCAGTTGGTAAAGGATTTAATGATATAGGAGAGAGAATAAAAGCTGGTTGGAATACAGGAGTTGTTGATTTAGTTCAAAGTCAATACAATATTCCAAATATAGATGGTACGGATCAATCAGAAAAATATTTTAATTTAGAATTTGAAGATACTGGTTTTTTAGAAAGAAATATTACTAACGCTACAAGAATTGTAAAAGATCTTCCATTGTATTTAGGTATTGGATATGCAACAAAACCTTTTTCAGTTTTTGGTGCAGGATTTGGTGTTGGTTCTATAAGAGAAACTTTTTTAACAATGAGAGAAAAAGGACAGGTTGGAACTTGGGGTGAGTTTTGGGATGCTTATAGAAAATATGGTATTAAAGCTGGTTTAAAAGAAGGATTACAATTATCTACAGCTTCAAGATTTGGTAGATTATCAAATAAATTTTTACCATCTACATTATTACAAGTTACAGGTTTTGAAGGAATGGGAGCTTTAATTGAAAGAAAACTTCCAAGCTCAGAACAATTAACAGATTCAGTTATATTATTTGGTAGTTTTGGATTAGCATCAAGAGGAGCAGCTAAAGCAAAAAGTATAATTACAAAAACCCCTTATGATGCTGTTGATCTATCAACATTATACAAATTAGATGAAAATGTAAAACAAGATATGTCTAGCATTAATATAGAGATACCAAGAACAATGGCTAAACTTGTTGAAAAACAAACTGGTCAAAAAGTAAAAGTTGATGCTGATTTTACAAAAGGTTTAGATATGTCTGGTGTTGTTACAAAATTTTTAAATAAAGTAAAATTTGAAAAACCAAAAGACAAAGCTGAAGTAAGAGATTTGTTTACAAAATTATTTATTGATAGACTTCATCCTTTAAGAAGGATTGTTCAAAGAGTTGAAGATGTTAAAAACACATCTGGAAAACTTAATATTTATGAAGCATTTAGAGTTCTTGTAGGTATGACTAATCGTGCAGGTTCTATGATTAATAGAGGAATGATAAGAGCTAAAGATTTAGAAGTAAGAAGTAAAAGTTTTAATGATATTTTAGAACCATTAAAATTAGAAAATTTAAAAGGCAAAATTCAAAAAAGTTTTTTTGGAAAAGAAAAAATAGTTGAAGGAAAAAAAGCAAACGAAAAAACTTTAAAAAAACAATATTCAGAATTATCTGCATATTTAATAGCAAGAAGAGTTATAGAATATAGTGAAAGAGGTTTTGAGTCTGGTTTTAAAGTAAAAGAAGCAAAAGAAGTTATTAAAGAATTAAAACCAAAATATGATAAAATTGCAAAAGAAATAGACATTTATCAAAGACATTTATTAGAATACGCAAGAGACCTTGGTTTGATTGATAAAGGAGCTTTTGATGCAATGGTTGAAGCTAATAAAAGTTATGTTCCATTTGCAAGGATTTTAGAAGCAATGGAATCTGGTAAAGAAACTGGTTATACTAAAGTTGTTCAAAATCCATTTAAAAGAGTCAAAGGTGGTGAAGCTGCATTATTTGATCCTATAGAAACTATATACAGTAATACTTTTAGAATAGTAAAACTTGCAGAAAGAAATAACTCTTTAAATAAATTTTTTGATTTTATAGAAAAAAATAAAGATGCTTTTCCTGATATAAACAAAGTTTCACAAAGAACTGAACTTAAAGTAGAAAGATCAAAATTAGAACAAATTTTAGACGATCCAACAAAAGTTTCTAATTCAGGTATTTTAAATCTTGGTGTTTTTACAAAAGAGTTTATGAGATCAGATTCAACTACTGTTCAAGTTTTTAGAAAAGGTAAATTAGAAACATGGGAAGTAGGAAGAGATTTAGCACAAGCATTAGCAGAATTTACTCCATCTGAAATGGGTGCTGTTACTAGAGTTTTAGGTTTACCTGCTAGAACATTAAGAGCTGGAGCAACTACATCTCCAGACTTTGTATTTTCTAACATAGCAAGAGATACTGTACTAGCTCCAATATTTTCTAAATCTGGTTTTGTACTAGGATGGAGTACATTAAAAGGTGCTTATCTTATGGCAGCAGCAAAAACTGGTTTAAACAGAAATGCAGAAAAATTATTTAAAGCATGGGAAAAATCTGGTGGTATGCAATCAACTTTAATTTCTCTTGATAGAAATATTTTTGATAAACCTGTGTATGATCAATTAACAGGAAGAAAAATTAGAAACCAAATAAAAAATCCATTAGAAATATTAAGAACATTATCAGAGATAGGTGAAAATATAACTCGTCTTGGTGAGTTTCAACTAGCTTATAAAAAAGCTGGAAGAGAAGGATTGAAAGGAAGAGAACGTGCAGAAAGAGCTGGTTTTGAAGCTAGAGATGTAACAATAGATTATGCAAAAATGGGTTACTATATGAAAGGTTTAAATCAAGTTTCAGCTTTTTATAATGCAAGAGTTCAAGGTTATGTAAAAATTTATGAGGCATTTAGAGATAGACCAGGAAGAGCTGCAACCGCTATTGCAGCAGGAATTGTTTTACCATCATTATATTTTTGGTATGCAAACAAAGATAGTGAAATTTATAGAAGGCAACCTAAATGGGTTAAAGATAATTATTGGATTGTTGTAATGGATGAAGGAACTGAAGATGCAAGAGTATATAGAATACCAAAACCTTTTGATCTTGGTGTAGTTTTTGGTACAGGCACAGAACAATTTTTAGATTACCTTGCAAGTGATCATCCTGAATCAATTAAAAATGGTAGAGAATTTGCTTTAGATTTTATAAAAAATCAAATGAAAAATTTAAATCCTATACCAACTATCTTAGTACCACCTTTAGAAACATATATGAACAAAAGTTTTTTTACAGGTAATCCTATTGTTCCATACTATATGGAATCAAAATTACTTTCACCTTATCAATATAATCCATACACAACCGAAACATCAAAATTAATTTCAAGAACTATTATGGCTTTGTTTGGTGATAATCCTAATTATACTGCCTCACCTTTAGTAATTGAAAATTGGATAAGAGGTTGGACAGGTGGTTTAGGTAATTATATGTTAATGGCTTTAGATAAAGGTCTTGTAGCATCTGGTATAATTGAAGATCCTATAAAACCTAAAGATTCATTAACAAAAATACCTGGTATTAGAGCATTTAATTTAAGAGACCCATCTATACAATCAGAGTTTATTACAGATTTTTATACTCAATACAATCAAGTTAAAAAATTTAGAGGAACACTTGATTTTTTAATAAAAACTGGAGATAAAACAGAAGCAAAAAGGGTTGCAAAGCAACTTGAGAGAGTTAAGATAAAACAAGTTGTTTTAGAAAGAAATAAAAAAGTAATTGATCAAGTAACAACAGCTATTCGTAAAATTCACAATAATAGAGACTTTAACCCAGCAGAGAAACAAGAGGCAATAGATAAGTTAATTTTAAGAACTATACAAATAGCAAAAGAAAGTTTAGAAGGTATGTATGGAATACCTAAAAAAGGTGATAAATAATGATAAAACTTTTATTATTGATATTAGTTGATAATAATAATATAGAAAGATTAGTATGACAATATCTTCAACTACAGTAAAAAATTCATATTCAGGTAATGGTAGCACAACAGCTTTTGCCTATACATTTAAGATATTTGCGAACACAGATTTACAAGTAATAATTAGATCATCTACAGGAACTGAAACTGTCAAAACTTTGACAACTCATTATACAGTATCTGGCGTAGGAGATGCTTCAGGTGGTAATG